AAGTAATCTACAATAATAATATTACCATTGCTTAATTTTTGTCCTATAACACCATCACCAAATCTTATTTGAAATAGCCCATCTGCTCCTTCCTCTACGAAGTAAACTTTAGAATCATTTTTAACTTTTAAGAAAGTAGATTCTTTATTGTATGTTGCTTGTGTTAAATCTATTGAAGAGTTTTGAACTCTTACTCTTAATGTTGTAGTATCTACATCTTTGTTAGGTATTACATAAGGGCCTATTTCTGCTCCTGTATTTACAACAAAACTATTTTCTACTCTTGTTCCTTCTTTTATTGTAAGTCCTGGAAAAACAAATTGTGTCTGTATAGCAGAATCTGCTGTTTGTCCTATATATTGTCCGTAAGTTAATCCTGAACTTAGAACTGCGTAAGCTCCAGATTGTGTAGTTGTTCCTAAATTTTCTTGTGCTTCTTTTTTGCCAGTATTGGGCATATAAAATGTTACGCCATTATATTCTGAGAATGTATAAGATGTAACTCCTTGTCCGCCTGTTTCTGCTGCTAGTGCTGCTGCCTCTGTTAGATATATAGGACAATAAAATCCTTTACCTAATGTTGCATGTGTTCCATATAAAAAGTAAGGTCCTGCTCCGCCTGCTGTTGTTGCACTTGTAGATACAGATTCGTTAGGATAAAATTTATACGTTGTTCCATCTACTGTTGCTGAAAAAGCAGTGCCTCTATCTAATTGCATTGTAGTAGATGTATAACTTGAAGGTGGTGTAACTACTAAATTGACTTTTGCTTGTGCTGCCCTCATACTCCTAGGTGTATAACCTAGTGCTTTTGCTATTGAAACTACTGATTCTCTTTTAATTGCTGTATCAATAAAGTTTTCATTACCTAACATATGAGCCATCATACCATTGTAATGTGTATTATATGCTAGTATATCTATCAATACTGCTAGACCAGAGCCTTCAAAGTCATAATCAGAAAATTCTGTTTGACTGTTTAAAAATGTTTTAAGATTTTGTTTTATATTATCAAAATCTAATTCTGTTACGTTTAATTGTGCCATCTATCTTAACCTCTTTAGAGCCACTTCTAATTCTTGTGGTTCATTTATTCCTATAACATGGAAAAATATTGTTACTTCGTATGAGTGGCCGTCAATATCTGCATAACAAAGAATATCATTGACTTGACACCTAGGCTCATAAGTATTGAGAACATCTAATATCCTTGCTTTTAAAGATTGTTCTATACCTGGATACGCATTTTCAAATAATAAACCATGTATCTGACTTCCTATCTCAGGATGAAAAGGTCTTTCTCCAGGTTGTGTAAGTATTAAATTTTTTATACTTTGTTTTACAGCATTTACATCTAATTTAGCATTAAGATCTTTTGAGAAGGCATTGACGCCAAATGCTAAGTCAATGTCCTTATATACTCTACTTCTTTTGATACTTTGAGTTGCCATAATAGTATTTATACTAGAAATCGAATTCTGGTAATTGTAAATTTAAAAATTCTTCTGCTTGTTTCTTAGATCTTACAGAAGTTTTGAGTGCAATCTTTCCTGTTCTAACATCTGGTATTTTTCCATACTTAACTAATGCTACAGGGTCTATATCAGGAAATGAAATAGGTGTTCCTTTTACAACAACATCCACTCCTTGCTTTTCTGTATTAGGTATAAGTTTACAAATTTTATCTAAATCTAATGCACCACTTCTTAATGCGTTGGCAACATCATCTAAGTCTTTAAAATCTCCTAAACCTACGTTGCCCCATTTATCTTTTAGCCTACGAATTTCTTGTTCGTATAAAGGTTTAGCAACAATACCTAATAGTAGTAATTTACCTATCTCACTTATATCCTCATGTAAAGTTCTGTCTGCGATGTCTCCTATTTTTGTTAGTGCCTCAGGTATAGCGTCAGTTAATTTACCCATGACACCATTAACAGCATCTCCTGCCTGATTTTTCAAATCATTTAATTTTCCTAACGGAGATTCTGTTATCAATGAATCTATTTTATCATCTAAGGCATCTACTTGATCTGCTAGTGCTCTTAACTTTTCACTTGGTCCACAGCTCATATTATCCTCCTGCGTTTACATTAGGTGAACCTTCAGCAGATGAGTTTGCTACCCAACTACCATGACCACCTGTTGCATCTCCTACTCTGTGTATAGGCTTACCATTTACGAATACAGTTCCTGAACCTGCAGTTGCAGGGTCTCCACAAGATGTAGAATCTTGATTAGCTCTTATAACTGCCTGTCCATTTGCATTTACATTTGGTGAACCGCCCACATAAGCAGTTTGATGAAATGGATTAGGTGTTGGACTTGCATGTCCTACGTGTTTATCTCCTACTCTTGTTACTGCTGGCATATCTACTCCTAGTTTAAATCTATTTGTGAGGCATCAATATCTAAGTTACCTGTTATATCGTTATCTACATTACCACCAACAGTTTTTGTTTGGTTAGTAGCAACCTCGATTGTTTGATTTGCCTCTGTTTTAAATTTTTGATCTCCTGCTGAACCAAATTCACTTTTGCCTGCTGCACCAAACATTAGATCTCCTCCTGTAACTTCTACAATATTGCCTACGGATTGTCTGAATGTTGATTTATCTACAGTTGTTGTATGTTTACCAAATGATTCTGTAACTGATTCAACTACTGTTTCTCTTTTCTTCTTGGCTACTTGTTCTGTTTGATTACCTACTATTGTTTGGTTATCATCTAATGCTACACGAGTTGTTCTATTTCCTTTTATAGAAGTTCCTTGATCAGTAACTACAGATTTAATATCACTACCTTGTATTTTAGTAATTCTATCTCCGTGTATTGTTTGGAATAAGTCGCCTTCTATTTCCTCGTATTTGTCTCCTTGGACTAACATTTTACAATCGCCTACGATAGTAACGTTGCAATTTCCTCTTATAAGAACATTTTTATCTTTAGTAATAATTTCATAATCATCACCTATAATTTTTTCTACTTTTGTTCCGTCATGATGTATTTCTTTATGTGTTCCTGAAGGATGATATTCGTGATATCTTTTATTGCCTTCTGTGTTATCTGTTTCAAATACAAAGCCTGCTCTTGTTTCTTTTACTGTATTGAAAGGATATAATGAAGTATAATCTTCCATACTTCCTTTTTTACTTGGGTCGCCATCTCCTCCGTCAATCATATCCTGACGAGGATTAAAATATTTTGCCTCGTCTTTAGATTTACCTCTAGGGTGTGGCTCGTCCCATTCTACAGGCTCGTATGCTTTGCCACCTTTATCATCTAATAAACCATCTCCTTCTACTGAAGGTGCTGTAGCTGTTCTTATTTTTTCTTCTCTTATCTCTCTTCTGTTTATTAGTGAATAATGTTCTTCTGCGTGTTCGTTTCTGGCAAGTCTAGAAGTATCTGGTTCTCCTACTCCTGCAAATCCTTCTTCGTGTCCTTCTCCCTCTACTGTTCCTTTAATTTTTCCATCTGAGGCTCTAGGAAATTTTCCTGTAGGGTCTGTAAATCCTCGTCTTAAATTATCTGGATTTGTTGTTCCTGTAGGTTGTCCGTCCTCAACATGGGACATCGGATTACCTGCTACTGTTCCTAAGATCATTGGTATTTGTCCTTCATCACCATCTGCAAAGAAACCTATAACAGTAGAACCTTGCACTAATTGATGATTTTCCATTATACCATTCATTGCTGCACTTGTAACAGAATTAATTGGAATAGCATAAGGTAAATGTTTTACAGGTAAAGTTTCTCTATTAGCTGTATGATAACCTGTAATTCTAACTTTGACTCTACCAGCCATTGCTATATCATTGTTGTCTTCTACAACACCTAACCACCAAATAAAATCTGGTATATTTAATTTTCCATAGTTTTTTGCTTTCATTATATCTCCACCACGTCGTCTTTTCCGCCTGTGCCTTCTGCTAATCCATTTTTACATATTTCAACAATCATTTTATAATCTAGAGGACTTACTGTATGTCTTATTGCTGTAATAATAAAGTTTCCTGATATAACAGGGTCCACTACATCATCATAGGTCATATCAGGTGCCTTATCTCCTGCTCTAGGATATGCTAACTTAATTAATCTGCCTACTTCTATATCTGTTCTACCTGGAACAATAATTTCAAATTTATTATCATTAAAAGAATTAAAATAATTTTGTCTTAGTAATGATGACTCTGCAATATTAGCATTTGCCTTTTCTCCTTTTGCTCCTTCTGCTAGTCCTCCCTGTTGTCCAGGAGATTGTAACATATTTAAATATTTTATATTTAACATAGAATAAGGATTTCTTTGAATGCCTTGTGGTATAGGAACACCTTCTTCTGTATGAACAAATGAATCAAACTGATTTCTAGAATCTACAATATATTCTCCTTGTTCTTTAGAAAACATATCATAAGCCATTACTGCAGATGCAAAGTAACCACTGTCTTGTCCGTCTAATATATCTATAGTCCTAGGAACTCTTATTTCTTCTATTTTAGAAAATGATTTAGGCAATCCTGCCCCTACATAAGTATCGCCTGTATCTCTATGATTCATATCCATACCTGCTTGTTCATAGAGATAATGTTCAAACAAACCATTATCTAATTGTGTTTGAATCATGTTTTGTATAGATGTAAAATAAAAACTTTTATTACTTTCAAAGAAAACGAAATCTGCTCCCCTGTGTTTGTTACCATTTGCTTTTTTGGATATGTATTGTAAATTTTGAAAAGGTGTCCAAAAATTAGAAACGTATTGAATTCTAGAACTGTGAGGTGTATCTCCTATTACAAGATTAGATAAATCTTTTTTCTCATCTATTCTTCTATATTCTACACAATGATCTTCCCATATCTTTTGTGCTATCATATCTGTTGTAGCAGAACTGTCATAACCATATGCTTGTGAAATACTTCTTTGTTGATCACTAACAGCTTCTATAGAACAGAACTTTAATGTGTAATAAGACTCTCTGTCATTATTAAGTATTCTATTTTCTATTGCATATATTTGAAAAGATTTGTTTATTACATTAGCAGGAACATCTTCTAATGTTTTAGATCTTAATTTAATATTAAGTATTTCTCCTCCTCTAATGTTTGCTGTATTGATCATATCATTAGCATCTGTTACAGATATTTCACCAAACATAGCAGGCGACCACATGTCCTCACGAATTATTAAATCTATATAAAAGTTTACAAAGTCGTAAATATCTCCATTCTGAGTCATTAACAATAACTCATCTATAGAAACATCTCCTGGTTTAAGTATTTTTTCTTCTAGACCAAACATCTCATATTATTTCACTAACTTTTTATATTGTTGTATTATATCACTTAGAAATCTTTTATCTAATAAAAATATTTGTCGTTTATTATCATTTATATCTTCTTCGTATTGTAAATTAGTAACTGCTTGATAATCCCCGCTAGCTACTTTAGCTGCGTCCCAATCAACAATAGTTTCAGTATCTTTAATTACATAATGATGGATATCAGATATATTGTTTTCTCCGTATTTGTCTTTAGCATATCTAACAACATTTTCTGTAGACAAAGGCCATTCTCTTTTTACATCTACAATATCATTAGCTAATAAAACTACCCAATGATAGTTTGAATTACCATAGTATTCATGTGCTACACTTTCAGGTGTTTCTCCATCATTTAGATATGTGTCTACTAAGGTATTCCTATTTTTAAAAAATCTATCTAATT